TTTTTAATTCCAATAATTTGTGTTCTAACAGGACCATCTGCAGGTAATAATTCTTTGTAAGCTTGTGCTTGGAATTGTGTTACAGCTTCAGCTAACACTGGGTGTGTTGCACCTGAAGCTCCTTGAAATGGTTCTGTTCTATTTTCGTATTTGAATCCTAATAAATCTAAACCAGTTGTATATGCATTCTCCCAATCTTTTCTAGAAGATTTGTAGTCCATATAATTTTGGACCATCTCGTTTCCGATTGGCTCTAAATTTTCTTCTGGTAAAATATCTGCTAAGTTATCGAAATGATTTTCTGTGCCCGGTATGTTTATAGCTCCCGGTTCAAAGTCAATAGTTGCACCACCATCTTCTTCTGGTACTACTTCAACGGGTCCTTTTTCTACTTCTTCTTCCTTAACACTAACTTCTGTCATCTCTTCTTCTGAAGGGATTTCTAGTTTCGTACGAGTGTTAGGGAGTCCTTTTTCTATTTCTGCCATTTGTTACTCCTATGTCTTCTTAACACGATTAAATAAATAAGACAAGCCCTGTGAATCAGGGTTCATGGATCTTGTCATTGCACCCTCTGGATCACCACCAGATAGCCCTGCAATACCACCACCTGCAAATCCAGCGTAAATAGGATAACCACCTGTCATTTCTTGATACCTTCTTACGTTTGGATCGTTTAATTTTAATTCTCTAAGTCTATTTGATATCTCTTCTTTTCTAAGTCTACCTGCAAAAGGATTATTTATATTTTCTAGTCTTTCAATTTCAGCAAGTCTATCAGCATTTGAAAATAAATTTAGATCTTTTGCATAGTCACCAGACTGAATATATTTATTTAGTATATCTTCTTTTGCTTCAGTATCACCAACTGCAACAGCTGACAGGTCTTCGTTGTATGCAGCCATTTGATTCATTAAATCTTTGTCTTTTTGTTGTGCTCTGAATAATTGATCTGATCGCATCATTTCATCTTCAGGCATCATAATTTGTTGTGAGTCTTGTTCGTATTGTTTTCCTAACTCATCAACTTTTTCTTTTTGCTTAACTATGTCCATACCAAGATTCATTCCGGTATTAATTGTATTTGCAGTGTCTAAAGCTTTTCTAATTCTAAACATTTGTTGATTGTCATAACCTAGACCTTCGAATCTTTTAAACAATTCTTCTTGTGGATCTATTTTTGTTTTTTCACCTAAAGCATAATTAAACAAACTATCACCAACAGCTTCTCTAAACGTTTTACCTTCACTCAACATATCATAACCAACTAAACCTGCTTCAGCTAATGCAGTAAAACCTACTGCCGCAGGTCCCAATATATTTCGTAATGCAAATGCACTACCTAATCCTCTACCTGCTTGTAAAATTTTTGTAGCAAGCATTGCATCATCACTTCCTGGCACTGCACCTTTTTTAAGTATTGCTTCTAGTCTTTTTTTACCTTTCATAGGACAAGTTGATCCTTCACTAAATTCAACTCTACCTCCGGATGCAGCTTGCAATCCTTTAGGACAACCTAACAATGCTAGATTTTTCTTTAAGAATTTTTTCAAAGCGTCTTCGTCAAACACTTTTGTTTTCTTTCCTAATCTTGTATCTTCAGTAAACAATTCACCAGCAGTAATGACATTTGATGGAACTCCTTTACCTCCAAAAGTTTTTACATATCCAGCTCTTCCTGAATGTGCATCTATATCAATTCCAAGATTTTTCCATTTCTGTAAATTTTTATTACTAAAATAGTCAGAAGCAAAATTTATCTTGTCTGCAACTTGTCTTTGACTTCCTACTTCTATTTTTAATGCGTTTGGTTTTATGCCATAATCTTTTTGATATTGTAAAACTTTTTCACTTGATAGAAAAAGTTTTCTGGTGCTATTGTTAAAAACATCTGCAACCCTAACAGCTTCCTTATAAAATTTGTTATTTCCAGTTCTTCTAAAATTTCTAAGTGCTGTTTGTATTTTACCTTCTGCTATTGAAGCTTTACCTTGATAAGTGCTCAATGCTCCTTGATTCATAGCGTTAGAAGTTAGATCAACAAAGTACGCATATGGATAAGAACCTCTATTAGCCGATGTTGAAATACTAAACACTTCATTAAAATCAAATCCTCTTCCTGGATATAACGTTTGCATTTTTTATCTAAAGAATTAAAAGCTTGGAATATAAAATCTCCAACTTTAGAATTTTCTGGAATACCATCTACATTTTTAAAAAGTTTACCTTGAAGTGATTGAGCGTATCTTGTTAGTGCTAGAGCAGCTTTACTATCTGTAATATCTTTTACGCCATTTTTTTTAAACATTTCTTTGACTTTATCTAAAGTCATTTCATTTGTGAAAAAATCTACAGCGTCTTTTTTAGTAGATTTGGCTAACAACTTACCAAAATTTTTTTCCATCAATTTCATGTTTCTAACAGTTCTATCCATTAGGTGTGGTGATTCTATATAATTACCTATAAATTCTAATTGTTCTGGTGTAGGTCTATCAAAATAATAAAACGTTCCTTTTCCTGATTTAAATGGACTAGATTTAATATTTAATAATTCACGAATTTTAGTTGCTATATAGTTTTTCTTTCCTGGTCTTATGTCACTAATTATACTTCTTTTAAATTCTTTACCTGTCGACTCTTTTATTAATTCAAGTAGTTCTGCTTGAGATATTTTTCCTTCTGGAATACTTGTAGCTAAGTTTACACCTGTTTTTTCTCCTGTAACACTTCCTGATTTAACACTAGCTCTTTTAGTTCTACCAATAGCATTCCATAGTGCTAATCCTTTTTTGTTTCCAAACTCTTTGCTGTATACTTTCTCAGCTATATCTAAAAATTCTTGACCTGGATTTGTATCTATTAATTTTCCTTTTAAAGGACTTGGATTTTTATTAGGTCCTCGTTCTTTTTTCTTTCTAAATTTTTTAGTTTCTCTATCATAAACTAAACCTTTTTTTTCAGCTTCTAATCTTTTTTTAGCTAGAGTTGTTGCAGCGTATTGATCTGCATATTTACCTACTCCTCTTTCTCTACCACTATACCCAGGTCTAAATCCATCAACACTTGGTTGCACTAACATACCACCACCTGCCATTGGATTACGTGTATTAAAATCGTCGAACGCTTCTCTGTCTAAAGATGATTGTGGTCTCGGCATTTCACTTGCAGTTGTGATTGTGCCTTCACCAAACTCGTCGTTGATCTGTTTGATAATTTCATCTAACTCGTCCATTACTCACCTAACATTCTTGCGATACCGCCTGATGCATAGTCATCGTAATCGTAATAATCACCTTGTCTATCAGTTACGTATTGACTTTGAGCTTCAAGGTCACCTTCATTTAATTTCTTAACTTTTTCTTTTCTTTTCATTTTTTGTACAATTTCTTTCATGGTAGGTTTTTGGCCTGTTGCATATTCTTTCAATGCAGAAACATCTGAATCTAAATCTTTAATACTACGACCACCAACTTCTTCTGCGTCTATGAAATAGTCATCAGGGCCATCGGCTCTTCCTACAAAACCCATTTCTGTAGCTTCAAACTCTGCTGATCCTTTAGGTGATCCTTCATCAGGTGGAGTTTTTTTGTAAGAAAGATCTACTGTTTCTTCCATCATGTTATCTGGACTTTTGTATTCAACTCTAACAGAATCAGTTTCAAGATCTCTGTAAACTGTTACTTCATCAGTATCATTTAATTTTTTAGTATGAACAATCTCTCTGTCTTTAGTTGCAAATCTTTTACTTACATCATCACCTTCAAGAATTACTTTATTAACTAATTGATCGAACCACTCTGGTTTACCAGGGACATTATCTGTTTTAATTATTGGAACTTTAGTTACTGTCTTACCAACTTTTAATGGTTTAAAAATTTTACCAATGATGGGGATAGACATTGCACCACCTAATAATTTTAGGAACGTTCTTCTGTTCATACCATCTTTCAAACCGATACGTGCGATACCACCTTTTGCAAAATCTTCTGGTGGATCAAATTTCTTTTTAGTCAAAGCTGTGTATGCTTGA